ATATGGTGTGCTATCTTAAATAAAAAGTGCCATGAAGATTGTGACTGTGTATAATGATAGGCACACTGCTTAGTTCAGTAACGAGTTTAGCTTCATCATACATAGATGGTAAGACAGCCATACAGAAGGCTGAAGCTACTATCAAGATGAAAGAAGCTACTGGTGAAATAGACTGGGACTTAGCTGCTATGAGGGCATCCCAAAGCTCGTGGAAAGACGAATGGCTAACTTTGCTGTTCAGTATCCCACTAATATTAAGCTTTTGTGGATCGTGGGGCAGGGGTGTAGTAGCAGACGGATTTGAAGCACTAGCAGGTATGCCACAGTGGTATCAGATTGCATTGGGAGCTATCGTGAGTGCAAGTTTTGCTACACGATCTGCAGGTAAGTTTTTTAATAAGAGGAAGAAGTAATGGCGTTTAAGTTATCGAGTAGAAGTTTAAGTAAATTGGATGGCGTAAATCCTATATTGGTGGACACAGTAAAACGAGCTATAGAGGTGAGTTCTGTAGACTTTGGTGTGATCTATGGGGTTCGTTCATTGGCAGAACAAAAGAAATTATACAAGGCAGGACGATCACAGACGATGAAGTCTCGTCACTTACTACAGCAAGACGGCACATCACATGCTGTCGATTTAATGGCATACGATGGTAGCGACCCAAGTTGGGACATTGTGATGTATGATAATATAGCAGACGCAATGAAAGAAGCAGCAATAGAAACTGGTGCAAAAATTTGTTGGGGAGCCGCATGGCATATAAATGATATAGCCGAATGGAGTGGCACTATGGAACAAGCTATGAACGCTTACGTAGATTTACGTAGGAGTTCTGGACGCAGACCATTTATTGATGGTCCTCATTTTCAATTAAGCTAATGGCATTACCTGAACGAGTCAAAAACAAGATGAAGGATGTAGGTCTGAGAGCCGTTAACAAAGCTCAAAGACTACCTGACAGCGACACATCTGGTAAGTCTCATCACGTTATGGCTAGTGAGGGTGGCAAGTATAAGTACATAAAGTTTGGACAAAAGGGTGTAAAGACTAATCAAACAGTTGGACAGAGAAAAGCATTTAAAAGTAGACATGCCAAGAATATAGCCAAGGGTAAATTATCTGCGGCATACTGGGCAGACAAAGTTAAATGGAGTCCAAGTAAAACTAAATCTCCTTCTAAGAAATGGAAAAAGGGTTCATAAATGGCACGACAACTTACAGAAAAACAACAGAAGTTATTAGCTGTCTTATTTGACGAAGCAGGTGGTGACTTAGTTACAGCTAAGAAGTTAGCAGGATATTCTGATGCATCAAGCACAACAGAAGTAATGAGGGGCATTAAAGAAGAAATACTTGAAGCTACGCAAGACTATATGGCTAGAAATGCACCAAGAGCTGCTGTTGCGATAGCAGGTGGTTTGATAGACCCAACAGAGCTAGGTATACGTGACAAACTAGCCGCAGCAAAAGAATTACTTGACAGAACTGGTCTAGTAAAGACAGAGAAGATGCAAGTAGAAGCTACAGGTGGTGTGATGTTAATGCCACCAAAAGAAAAAGGCAATGAATAGATCATTAGGTAAGTGGACACTACCACAACCCACAGATATGAAAGAAGAAGAAGAGTGGGTAGCTATACCTAAGATAGCGAGAACAGTACCGTTTGGTTATGTTGTAGATGAAAACGATCCAGATGTTTTGCAACCAGTAAAGTTAGAGTTAGATTTATTAGAACAGGCAAGAGCATACACACGACAATATTCATACAGGCAAGTTGCCAACTGGCTAACAAAAAACAGTGGACGAGAAATATCTCACGTAGGATTGATGAAACGGTTAAAGAATGAGCGACAACGTAAGAACAAAGTTACAAGCTTACGCAAGTGGGCAGAGTATGCCGAAAAAGCGATTAACAAAGCGAAAGAACTCGAAGAAAGTCGTACAGGAGCAAAAACAGAAGCCACCAGTTAAAGAAATAGAAATAGATGTACTACCTGTAGAAGAATCACACAATGTTATTTTTCAACCAAACAAAGGTCCTCAAACATCATTTCTAGCAGCAGGTGAAAGAGAAGTTCTATATGGTGGGTCAGCAGGAGGTGGTAAGTCCTACGCAATGTTAGCAGACCCTTTGCGTTATATGGGACATCCTGCATTTAGTGGCTTACTACTGCGTCACACCACAGAAGAGTTACGAGAACTTATATTTAAAAGTCAAGAACTCTACCCAAAAATTTGGAAGGGTATCAAGTGGTCAGAACGAAAGATGCAGTGGGTAGCACCGTCAGGTGCAAGACTATGGATGTCATATCTCGACAGAGATGATGATGTACTACGATACCAAGGACTAGCATTTAGTTGGATAGGATTTGACGAACTTACACAGTGGGCTACACCGTTTGCTTGGAACTACATGAGATCACGTTTACGTTCTACATCGTCTGATCTGCCAGTGTACATGAGAGCAACCACTAACCCCGGAGGTAGGGGACATCACTGGGTCAAGAAGATGTTTATAGACCCTGCACCATATAACAAGGCATTTAATGCAACAGACATTGAAAGTGGAGAAGAACTCAAGTATCCTGCAGGACACAGCAAAGCAGGACAGCCACTATTCAAACGTAGGTTTATACCTGCTCGACTTACAGATAACCCTTATCTCTCGGAGCAGGGCGATTATGAAGCAATGCTTCTATCCCTTCCTGAACAGCAAAGAAGACAACTACTGGAAGGAGATTGGGATATTAAAGAAGGAGCAGCTTTCACCGAGTTTGATCGCAACATACATGTGGTTGAGCCTTTCCATATACCTAGTAATTGGACTAAGTTTAGGGCATGCGACTATGGGTATGGAAGTTATTCTGCCGTTGTATGGTTTGCTGTTAGCCCATCTGAACAGCTAGTAGTGTACAGAGAGTTGTACGTATCAAAGGTGTTAGCTACAGATTTAGCTGATATGATATTAGATGAAGAAGCAGAGGACGGTAATATAAGATACGGAGTGTTAGACAGTTCTCTCTGGCACAAACGAGGAGACACAGGACCTAGCCTAGCAGAACAAATGATTATGAAAGGCTGTAGATTTAGACCCTCTGATAGAAGTCGAGGAAGTAGAGTATCAGGTAAAAATGAAATACATAGAAGATTACAAGTTGATGAGTTCACCGAAGAACCACGTTTGGTTTTTTTTAGCACATGTACTGACATCATTTCGCAACTACCTGCTATACCACTGGATAAAAAAAATCCAGAAGATATAGACACAAACTCAGAAGATCACTTGTATGATGCTCTAAGATATGGTATAATGTCAAGACCACGGTTTAGTGTATTTGATTATGATCCTGCAAACAGACAAACAAATAGCATGCCTGTAGCAGACGCAACATTTGGATATTAATATGGCTGAAGATAATATAGACGAAGAAGTATTTATGGATGACTCATCAATCTCTATCGAAGATACAGAGGTAGATAGTCAAGACGATTACAATAGTTCCAATATTATTCCATACATTATGGATAGATATAAGAAAGCTGATGACTACAGAGAACAGGACGAGCAAAGATGGTTACGAGCATACAGGAACTACAGAGGTCTATATGGTTCTGATGTACAGTTTACTGAAGCAGAGAAGTCACGAGTATTCATTAAGGTAACAAAAACTAAAACACTTGCAGCGTATGGACAGATAGTCGATGTGTTGTTTGCTAATAATAAGTTTCCACTTACAGTAGAGCCAACAGAACTACCAGAAGGTGTAGTATCCGATGTAAGCTTTGATCCAAAAGAACCAGAAAACATTCGAGGGAAGCTAGACGAAATGGAAAGTCCTTATGGCTTTGCAGGAGATGGTAAAGATTTACCTGCAGGTTCTACAAAAGAGAGCCTAACGGACAAACTAGGACCTTTAGAAGGTAAGTTTGATGATGTAGACAATCTACGAGAGGGCGTGGGTAAAACACCTACAGCTATTACATTTAGTCCTGCTATGGTTGCTGCAAAGAATATGCAGAAGCAGATACACGATCAGCTAGAAGAGTCAAATGCAAACAAGCATCTACGAAGCACAGCCTTTGAAATGGCTCTGTTTGGTACAGGTGTGATGAAAGGACCTTTTGCTGTAGACAAGGAATATCCTAACTGGGGTGATGATGGAGAATATTCACCAATATTTAAAACAGTACCACAAGTTTCACATGTATCCGTATGGAACTTCTTTCCTGATCCAGATGCAAACAATATGGACGAAGCACAGTATGTGATAGAACGACATAAGATGTCACGATCACAGCTACGTGCATTAAAGAAAAGACCTCACTTCCGAGATACACTTATAGATGAAGCCATAGAGCTAGGCGAGAACTATAACAAAGAATATTGGGAAGACGATCTATCTGACTATTCACCAGAACATGCAATAGCACGATACGAAGTGTTAGAGTATTGGGGCATGGTAGATACAAATATGCTCAAAGAACAGGGTTTAGATATTCCTGAAGAGATAGCAGATCACGATGAAATACAGGCAAACATCTGGATATGTAATGGTAAAGTATTACGAATGGTTCTTAATCCGTTCAAACCTGCAAAGATACCATACATGGCTGCTCCATACGAACTAAATCCATATAGCTTCTTTGGTGTAGGTATTGCAGAGAACATGGACGATACACAAACATTAATGAACGGCTTTATGAGAATGGCTGTTGACAATGCTGTAATGTCTGGTAATCTGTTGATAGAGATAGATGAAACAAACCTAGTACCGGGTCAAGACCTTTCTGTTTATCCGGGAAAAATATTCAGAAGACAAGGTGGGGCACCGGGTCAAGCAATTTTTGGTACAAAGTTTCCAAACGTAGCTAACGAGAATATGCAACTGTTTGACAAAGCCAGAGTGCTTGCAGACGAAAGCACAGGACTGCCAAGCTTTGCTCATGGGCAAACAGGTGTCATGGGTGTAGGACGTACAGCGTCAGGTATATCCATGCTAATGAACGCAGCAAGTGGTGGCATAAAGAATGTTATAAAGAACGTAGACGATTATTTACTTAGACCATTAGGCGAAGGTCTGTTTAGATTTAACATGCAGTTTAACTTTGATAAAAAGACCAAAGGGGACTTAGAAGTGAAAGCTCGTGGTACAGAAAGCTTGATGGCAAACGAAGTGCGTAGCCAAAGACTTATGCAGTTTTTACAAGTGGCAAGCAATCAGTCACTTGCACCGTTTGCAAAGTTTCAGTATGTAATAAGAGAGATAGCCAAGTCACTAGACCTAGACCCAGAGAAGGTGACAAACAACATGGACGAAGCTGCATTGCAAGCAGAGATCATGAAAAAATTCCAACAGCAACAGCCACAACAGCCGACACCTCCTG